CACCAACTCTAGTCTATTAAGTTGAGATGATACTTCCGTATCACCTTGCTTCATGACTGCGTTGTATCTTCTTATCAAATAATTATATTTGCTATAGAGCTCTAAAAGTTGAATCTCTTCATCTTTTAGATCTAATGTATTTGTGTGACCTACAAGAATACTTGTAGCACATAAACGACTAGCTTTGCCCGGAAACGGGAAAAGTAGAAGGCTTCGCATCTTTATTAGTTCTTTCTCTGGTATTAAACCTTTAAAAGAATTAATAAAGTCGGGTAACTGGAGATTGGCAAATTCCAAAGACCAATTACCACGTAATATAATTTGATGAAACAAATCTAAACTTAACATTGTGTTAAGTAAAACTTGTGTCATTAATGTTCCTGGAATTGGAGAAACTTCATGTCCTTTGAAGAACAATCTTTTAGCAAATTCAGCAGCTTCATTCGAAGTTACTGACTTTGATAAAGAAAAGGTTACTCCTAATGAATCCATAATCTTTATGTATTCACTTGAGAGTTCTTTTCCTCTTAAGACTATATCATCTCCTAGAATAACATATTCTAAGGGAACTTTTGCAATTTTCGCTGCACTCATTACTATTAGGTGATGAGTTAGTGTAAACATTGCCCAAGAACTATAGGCTCCTAAAGGTTGTCCAACAGACCAACGATATCGTTTACCACGATACGAAAAGTCTCTTTGTGTCATTAGTTTATACCACATCTCCGCAAATTTGATATTATCAGAAATTTTCCCTAACAACTTCATTTGAAGTTGAGCAGGAAAACGATCTGTTGCCTTCGAAAGATCTAGGGAGAATATTGGTTTATTACCTTTACTCCACTCTTTAACTTTCTTAGCGCCTTCTCCTTGATCAAAAGTACTATCTTGATGGATAGTTCTTAAAATCTTAAGAAGTTTATCATGTAGCGGTTTGAGAGCACATTGACTCCAGTAATCTACAATAGCAAATGGTCTATCTTTTCCTCCAAGCTCACGCTTGATTGATATTATAGAGTGTTTG